CCTTGCCCGCAGTCGAGGTCGCCCGTGCAGTTACCGACGGACTCAGGAACGTAGCTGCTATCCGAACAGCGGCCGCCCACGTGCGCTTAGTGGGCGAGAAGCGTGATTACACTTGGAGCGAAGTTTTCACGCTTGGTGCCTTGCCGAACGATATGGCTGAGTATACTTCACGTGTCGAACGGCTAAACCCGCTGCAGCGTATGAAGTTCGCTGAGGCACAAACACCGCTGAGCTACACTGTGTTCTCGCGCGGCACTAAGAAGTGGTACATCAGGCAGTATTTCCAGAAGCTTGTGTGGCTACTTATGATGTGCAGCATGGTCGTATTCGAGGAGACGTCGAAGAGACTGTGGCGAGAGACGGCCCGCACACACTTTGGGTGGGTCTATGGGTGCTCGGTACAACAGTGGCTGCTGTGGATGTCTGACAGCGTCGCTGAGCTCTTGCAAATGCCTTATTCCTTTGGAATAGCATTCGTCCGATCCGTACAGGGCGTCTTGGCACTACTATCCTTTGGTGCCTGGGCGCTGCGGGCTAATCTGTGCTCAGTTCTCAATATACTGGCCGAGCTCTCTGGGCACCCGTACAACGGGTGCACACAGAGCACCTTCGCCTGGCCTGAGAGTTCTGAGCTATGGATACAACTGCCCACCGGTTTTTGGACGACTGACCGCCTATCGTGGCTAGCTGGCTGTTCTGCCAGCTCGGTGGCGGTCAGGGCAAGCGTGTCCTACGCTCTGCCGGTCGTCATAGCGCTCTACGAAACTTGGCGCTTATGGGCTACCGGCTCAAGTAAGTTCGGCTGCCTGGTCAGCCTGCTGTTGAGGTCATACGCACACTGCGTACTGGCGGCCCTGCCGTTTGTGCCGGCCGTCATGGCGCACGTCATTTACAATTTGACGGCTGCCCGACTCAACGATGCATGGGCATTGAGGCTACGATCTTACGATAACTATGATGAGCTTGGCCTACCAGTTGTCGCCGATATTTGTGCCGCTCGTGAAGGCATGAAAGAGGCGCAGGTGCGCAAGGCTTTTCAGGTGCGGTGGGGTGATCCAGTGTGTCGACCGAAGCATGGGACAACCCGCGTGTTTGCAGTTAAGGGGATTACGGGCACAGTCTTCCGTAGCTGCTTGTGTAACGAACGCATCTCACTATGCGGGCGCGTTGGCAAACTAATACCAGGTGTTGCCAGCGAGGGAGCCAAGCTCGCTGTTACACGCCACTGGGCCGCGATCATTCCAAGCCACATTGCTTGGTTGAAAGCATGCGGCCTACGCATGGTCACGATACCTATGGATTTCGTTGTTTGGGCGTCCTCATTTCCGCCAAAACGACGCGATCAGCTGTTGGCCATTTGGAAGAAGGGCATACAGCTGCCTCGAAACGTGGCATCGGCGTTCATTAAGCGTGAGGTTGCGCTTAAGTTGGACGCGTTACCTGTCTACAAAGACCCACGCTTTATCCAGGGGTGTCCGCCCGAGTACAGTGCACGCACGGGTCCATACCTGCGCGTGTTTGCGAAGCGCCT